AGCCTTCTTTCAGCTTGTGGTGAACCTGTTGAACCGTTCATGCTGCTACAATAGCACAGTTCTAGTCGTTTGCAAGAGGTTTGGTATAACATTTTCAGTTGACACTCATGCTATAATGGTAGCAAGGTGGTATGGCTGAAAGTAAGGCACCGGGAGCGCGCCGGGTAGAGTAATTTAGGATACGCGGAACGTTTCTCGATATATGGGAAACAGCTCTTGTGGGGTGAACGTAAGGCCTGGCCAGCTTAGGCAAGTCCCCACTGCTCACCGACTAAATAAGGAGTAAGATGTGAAAAGTCTCTTCCCAGTTGAATCAGACGAGACTGGCTTTTACTTCCCAGGCAATGGCCAATTCAAAAGATTGAGAGTCCACTTTTTACAGCCTTATTATAAGCGGCGTTCCTTTAGCTGTGGTAATCTGAATGGTATCTGCTGGCTGACTAAAATCTCAGTTAAGCCGGCCTTTTATCGGTCGTTCTTCGCCATGAGGCGCTTTTCCCCCATGATATTTGAAGCCATATTTGAGCAACATGAATGGGGGGGCTGGTTAAGACGCATGAAAACCAAACCCTCATTTCGGCGGTCGTTCTTCGCCAGGAGGCGGCTCATCCAATGGTAGCTGAATGGTTTAGTCTTGGGGCCAATTTGATACTTTTGGCTATTATACTTTTGGTTTGCTATTGGGCCGCCACAAATCTAGGCGGAAACACAGGGAATGACAGATATAAGTACTATGGCCCCCACGCAAGACACTGAGCTTACTCTTGAGCAGGCACTTGTGGAGATGGACAGGTGCCAACAGGAATATGCCTACTTCTCTAAATATTGTCGTCTTGTTGATACACCCTCGTTGACTAATCCCGGTGGACTGAAACCCTTCGAACCTTGGCCCCACCTCCAACAAACTGCTGCGCATCTGCTTCGTGACAGGCTTTTGGTTATTATGAAAACTAGGCAGCTAGGAGTGAGCTATGAGGTGGCAAAGTATGTTCTGTGGTTTGTGCTTACGCACCCAGGTGCCCACTGGATGTTGTTCTCAAGGGGTGAAGCTGAGGCCATAGAACTACTGGCTAAGTGCAAACGGATATATACTAATTTACCCAGGTGGCTTCAACCTAAGACAGGTAATGCCTCAGCTACCGAACTTAGTTTCCCTGCATTAAACTCCAAGATCAGGGCATGGGCAGCCACGGAAACGGCGGGTATCTCCTATACTGCAAGTGGGATTGTCTGTGACGAGCACGCAGAGCACCCCTATGCGGAGCAGAACTTCCTCGCTGCCAAGCCAGCTATAGACTCCTGTGGTGGGCAGTTTATCTCAATCTTTACCCCTACAGGATGGGAAAGCAACAATTTCGCCCACACCTTGTTTCTTGAGGCTGCACAGGGGTTGAATGGTTTTATAGCCTTGGCGTTCAACTGCTGGCAACGGCCGGGAAGGGACCAGGCATGGTGGGATAGGACATATAGGGAAACTCCTGAGACAGAACTGGAGAAACTTACCCGTGACCAGTTCATGGCTAAAGCCTACTGGCGTACTGTAGAAGAAGCCTTGAGGCCACTAGAAACCGCAGCAGCCTTCCGAAGACGAGCACTGGATGAAATGATGGCAGAGGTGAAGAATCCTTTGTCAATCCCTGAGTTCGATAGCAAGGTGGTGCATATCTATCAGGATTACATCGTAGGTGGGCAGTATATTGCGGCCTCAGATACAGGACATGGTTTGGGCAAGGATTACTCAGTGACAGTGCTTATGAACACCCGAACAGGAGCGATTGTGGCCGATGTTCTTGGCAAGACCCTCAATCCAGAGAACCTGGCACAACATAGTGTAGCCTTACTAGGGCACTACCACAACCCCTTGTGGTATCCCGATAATGACGGCTGGGGGCGGGCACTTATCTCTAAGGCGATTGATCTGAGATATAAGAACTTCGGCTATGAGGATGACAAGAAAACCAAGGTTGGATTCAATACTAACGGTAGGTCGAGGGACGATTTATGGTTCTCATTGATTCCCGCAATCAACAGCCACCAGATTAGTGTCTTTAACAAAGAAGGATTACAGCAGTTTTATGATATAATCCGTAACAGTAAGAAGGAAGGGCGCATAGAGGCGCAGCGAGGCAAGCATGATGATTACCCGATGGCAGTGGGAATCTGCTGGTTGAAGAAGGGCAGCGTGTCAGCACCGTTCAGGTCCAAGGTGTTTGATACAATTGGCGTAGAAGAGACAAATTTTGTTATGCCTGCGAGGTGGATATAATGACAGAACTAATTGTAACTGAAGCTAAAAAGATTGCTCTTGCCATGAAGTATACTAGGGACGAGTTTAAGGGAACATTATTTAATCCTGATGAACCCTTGGGCATAAGAATAAGATTGCCTTGTGGTAATATGCTGGACATTAAACAGAGAAGAGATATTCCCTTACAAGATATGCCTTGTCCTTGTGGAAATCCCGAACATTGGTTAGTGAAATGGCCAGAGGCAAAGAGGGAATAAAATGAATTTAGGCATACCTACAGTCGAAGACATCATAGAACTTGATCGCAAGTTAAGGGATGACTATTACGGCGAGATTCACCGCCTATGGGAGGATGATGATCGCTATTATGAATGTGATTTCAAGGGTGATTTACACCTTCCTACTGAATTTAAGGATGCCGGTATAGTGCTATCTACAGGGAGGGATTTAGTAGATACCCGGGTAGACCATACAAACATCTCCAACTGTCGTGTTAAGGTGCCACCCAAGAGCCAAAGCCAGAAGGATAAAGATGCGGCGGAGATGGCTCGTAAGCTGGCAGTAGGTATAGTCTATCAAACCAATGTAGAATCCCCGATTTCGCCCTGGCGGACAGCGGCCAAACACTGCTGGATTTATGGGTTAGGTGTGCTGAAACACGTTTGGGATGTGGATAGGTGGCCGGATAGACCACAGCCTAAAAATGGCGAGGATGAGGAGGAATATGCTGCTAGATTAGACAAATGGCGGGAATCCACCCATGCCACATTGCCCATTTCAATAGTGGCCATAAACCCTCGCAACGTGATGATAGACCCATCCTATATCGAGCCACAGTTTATCATTGAGCATCACGAGCGACTAACACTAGATGTTGCCAAACGATGGCCTTCGTGGAAAAATCCCAAAGGGAAGAAAATGGGAGACCCTGTAGATTATATTTCATGGTGGGACAAGGACTATCGTTGTGAACTAGCTGATGGCGAGCCCCTGCTGAAGTATGGCATACGGCGAGGAATAGTCAAACATCCCTACGGTTTCTTACCCTATACCCCGATAGACCTGGGTTTGGGCAATATCTCCTATGATGGCAAGCTAGAAAAGCGCTATGTGGGACTAATCCGTTACATGAAAGAAACACTTAAGGCAGACTCGTTGCACTTTAGCCTATTGGACATTACACTGAAGAATGGAGCTTGGCCTTGGGGGATTATTGAAGGCAAAAGCGATGACATAGCGGCTATGGATACAATAGATCGTAAGTATGGGAAGGTGACACAAATTCCCGAAGGGGTAAAACTTACCATGATGCCCCCTGAATCACCTTCAGAGGCGCTCTGGCGGCACATGGCATTGATAGGGGAGAAGTTGGCTGTTCATGGTGCGCCTCGTAGTCTTCAAGGCATGGGCGAAACTGGCGTAAGGTCGGCTGCGGATAGGCGGCTGATGATTGCCGAGGGTGGTAGCAAGGGCGAGTATAACTCGGATGCCTTCCAGTATGGCACAGCTCGTGTGCTGGAAAGATGTATGCGGATTATTAAACACGTCATCCCCGGGAAAGTGCGTATCTGGGCAAAGACGCCTATAGATGAGTTCGATATGGTGGTGGATAAGGATGAGTTGCAAGAGCCATTCACCTGTAATGTTGAGTTTGCCCCTGTCTCTGAGGAAGATGAATACCGGCGGCATGATGATCTGATGCGGCTGAGCCAGAGCGGGATTGGCACCAAACAGTGGGCAAGGGAGCAGATACCCAACATGGATGTCAAGGGGCTAGAACGGCAGGAGCGCAAGGAGATGATGAGGAACGATCCGTTGCTGCTTCAGATTATCTCCCAGTATGCGGCTGGTAAACTTAGTGCCGAGATAGCACGCAGGGAGGCGGCTGAAGGGCTTGCATCGGGCTTGCCGCAGCCCCTAGCACCTGAGCAGCCGGTGATGCCTGTGCAGGAAGGTCAGTCGCAGACAGCGCCAGAGGCTATGCCAGGTGGTATGACTACGGGTATACCGAATAGGGCGGCGCCAGGATCGGCGGAGGAGATACAATTAGCCTTACAGAAGATGAGAAGTGCGATGCCGCTGAATGCTTTCCAGGGGTTTGGTGGTGGTGGCGCAAGAGGAGCACAGAGGTAGATGGATCAGCAAACCCTGGATGAACTGATTGACGAAATCATAGCCGAGGAGATGGCGATTGCCGATGAGGTGGTGGCTGAACTGGCAGATTTGCTGCCCAAGATAGCCTCTCCGGAGAAGCTTATTGGGAAGCCCAAGGAAGAGTGGACGCTTAACGACATTCAACGCATGACGATGATTTACGGAGGCAAGGATAAAAACAGATTAGCGAGACCAATCTTTGAGGCGGAATATGCCGAGTATCAGAAGCTCATGGAAGAACAACACGATATTCATACCGAGACGCCTTTCTTAGAGGAACAGAAGCGGTTGCATAAAGGGGGTTAGAGATGGCATTTGCAATAGGAACAAAGGTAAATGTAAGGGATGACCCTAGCGGCGAAGAGTTTATAGTTGATAATTATGACCCGACAACAGATACGTACATGTTGAGGTCTGCTAACGGTACAGCTATAACAGCACGGGGCGATCAATTAGGTTCTTTGTTGCCGACGGGGAATCCCCAACCGATGCCGACAACAACCCCTTCTTGGATGCAACAGCCTACTGGTACTGGTGGGCAAGTTAGTACTCAAGGTGGGTTTGTGCCGTCTGGGATAGACCCGGAGACGGGTGGGGTAATTGGGGGAAATTACAATGTACCTCCCCCTCCTGGGGGTGTGGATATTAAACCTGGGGAGAGTCTAGCTAATCCTAATAAGCTGATTCTACATAGAGGGGGAGAACCGAGGGCGGGAGCACCTTATGGTGGATTTGAACCTTGGCTGACTACCGATAATACCCCTGCAACGCCAGATCAAGTGTTTCAAGCAGCTTTAGCCTCTGGTAAGTCACCAGAAGAGGCTACGGCAGAAGCCTCACAGCAACGTGATTTGGTTACTGCGACTTCTGGTGGCAATGCACCAACTATGGGGGTGCCTCCTCCAGGAACAGTAAATCCTTTATCACCACTGCCAGAGACACAACCGCAGCGTAGTCTTTATTGGATGCAAGCGTATGGTCAGTATATAGCGGCTGGCTATGATGACGCTACGGCTGCAATCTATGCTACTCAGGCGGAGAAGGAAGAAACCGAACGGGCTGGTAAGCCTCTTGTGGCCGAACCTGGGGGCACACCTGATTATACATTAAGTGAAAGAGCTGATGGTACAGTAATTAGAATAGCATGGGATTCAAACAGCGGTCGCAGCGGTCGCTATATAGAAATTGGGGTGGCAAGTAGCTTAGAATCGGCGAAATACAAAGCTGATATTGAAGCAACGAAAAAGAAACCTGAAGCAGAGTCAACCCCTAATCTGTCTGGTGGCTATACACTGTTTGAACAATCAGATGGCACGATAATCAGGCAAGTACAGGATCCCACTGGTAGGTTCATAAATGTTGGGCCAGCCAGTTCGGCGGAGACTTTGGGTTATATGGCAGACAAGACAAAGTTTGCCAACGCATTCCTGGGGATAAATGAGGATGGGACAATCCGGTATGCCCCGCCTAAAGACACGAATGGCCAACCCAAAACAGTAATTCAAGATGCCTATAAGCATGATGCCTACTGGGATGAATCTAATGCAACATACAAGTATCCCCCCAACTGGGGGCAAGCGGATGTAGATGCCACCAAGACAATGAGTGCTGCTGATGCCGCACAACTTGATCTATTACAGAAGCAGATTAATCGTCAGTTGCTTCTTGATGAAGAGTCCAATAGGCTGAACAAGGACAAGCTAGCTCTGGAAAGGCAGATAGCAGAAGGCCAAGGCAAACTTACAGAAAGAGATAATGCCGACCTACTGCGAAGAGATAGTGAACTACAACTACAGAGAGATGCGCTAGAGCAGCAAAGAAAAGAGGGGGAATCCGACCTTGCCTTTGAACGTGATAAGTTGGCTTATCAAAAAGATATTGATAAGAAGCGTTTAGGCATTGACCAGCAGATGGTTGATCTGGAAAAGAAAAAAGCTGAGGGCAATCTGACCCCGCAGGACATAGCGCAGTTAGGCATCCAGCAGAATCAACTTGCGCTCCAACGAGACCAGCTAGCACAGGAAAAGGAGTTGGCTGGTAAAATGACTCCTTACCAGGCAGCGGACTTGGAGCAGCGTAGAACTGAGTTTAAGGAACAAGGAGCACGTGAGCAGCAGCGTATAGATATTGATAGAGAACTAGCCGATCTGGACATGAAACTGCGCAGTGGCGAGTTGATAACACCGAAAGACCAGTTTGAAATGGATTTCAGGCGGCAAGAGCTTGAGATACAACGGGAATCTCTGAAACCGCCAGAGTATACAGCGCCAGATGGCAGTTATATCACAGACAGATATGGCAACAAGGCATACTGGAACCCCAGAACAGCAGATTATGATCGTGGGCCTGAATTTGGGGTTGACCCTGCCACAACCGCAGCAGGTTATGTGCAACCGATGACGGCTTATGAGCAGGCACAGGTTGATTTGAGGAGACAAGAACTATCATCAAGCAGAGAAGCCTCACGCGCCTCTGCTGGAGCCGCTGGTGCACAGACGGCACTAGCACAGGAACGGTTTAGGGCGGAGATTGCGCTACAGAAGAAGCAGCAAGAGCAAGAACAGCAGAACTACCTTGCTAAACTTGGCGCACAGCCCATCTCTTGGATTGAATATGCGATGGCAACCAAGACACCGCCAGTGGTACAGCCGTGGATGCAACCCCTGATGCCTCAGCAGTATGGGCAGTTACAGCCAGGGCAGGTGATTCCTCAAGGACAACAGGGACAGCCGCAAGTCTTTGGTACAGGGGCGCCGTTGGCGTTAAATCCTACACCCGAACAAATACAGCAGTGGGCAGCACAGCAACCACAGGGACAGTCACAGGGGCAAACGCAAGGCATGGCACAGCCGACATGGATGAATTCTGGTAATCCGCAAGGTAATCCGCAAGCGCCGCCCAATCAATATGGCCAGGTAGTATGGGGTGGGGGTCATTCGTCTGTTATCGGGGGGCAAGGGGGTAAGGGAGGCACGGGAGCGTTTAACCCCAAGAATATGCCGGGATTAACAACGCCAAGTATGCAATACTGGTCAAGAGTGGGGCCAACAGCGCAGCAAGAGTACCTAGGTTATGAACAAGCGAGGACAGGAGCGAAGCCAGAGGAGACACAGTGGCGGCTATGGCAGACAGCGCCACCAGCGGGGCCAGCCTTGCCAGTGAGATATGGGGGATAAGTGGATAAGAAAGAATCTCGATTCACTGCTGAAGAGTTCGAGGTATTCTGCAAGGAGTTCAAGCGGTGGCAGCGTTATTTAGGGCTAGATGGCTATCAAGTTTACTTCCAACATAAGCCTCTAGATGTCTTTGCAGACATCTGTATAAATCAGACTTGCTCAATAGCTACTGTCCGGGTAAATTCGCAATTGCCACCTAAAGATATTCCGTTTGCTGATCCTGCTGCACATGCACAACATGAGGTGTTACACCTTTTATTGGGGCGGCTGGAAGCAGGGGCAAGGGCACGTTATGCCGTTGCTGAAAACATTGACGAAGCATTGGAAGAACTATGCAGGCGGATAGCAAGAGTGATTAAGAGTCCCGATGGGGAAGTGTAGGTTAGATGTATCCTGAGGCTGGGTCAGACTTTGAGGCTAGGCAAAGGGTGAAGGTGGAGCATGAGCCTATAAATACTATTGGATATAGGGGCTTATGCCGACTTTGTAAAAAGGATTTAAGGCTTGATGGTGGTGAATGTATGGGATTACACTTCGGATTCAGGTCTATAGAGGATATAAAACCAAATGTATCCTGAAACTGGTTCATCCTACGAGACTAGACGTAGGGTGCGAGAGCGGCTGAGGCAGCAGATTGCCACCTATCCTGAAGATGAGCAGGATGAATTGCGGCGGCGTCTCGATGAGATTGAGGAGAAGGACAAGAGAGCAAATGCCGCAGCCACAAAACAACCGTCAGAGCCATTGTGGAAGAAGGCACTAAATGTAACCACTTACCCGCTAAGGCAGATACAAGAGAAAGTAGCTACACCCATTGCCAGTTTTGGCTATGGGGCTGCGGTAAGAGCAATCCCTGGCGAGCAGCCAGGCGAGAAGGACATAGAGAAGGCTGGGTGGAACCCTTATACCAAGGAATACAAGAAGGCATGGGAAGAAACCAAGCTGCCGCTAGGGGGCAAATTTATTGCGGAGAATTTGCCCTGGCTGCTAGTGCCTGCTGTGGGAGCAGTGGGCACGGTGGGCAAAACTGCTGCTACTGCTGGAACTAGGATGGGTGCAAGAGGTATAGCGGGGACAATAGCTAAGACAGCGCCCAAGCTAGGGGCTTTGGAGAAACCTGCTATGGTGGCGGCAAAGGGTTTGGAATACTCTCCTTACGGGCTTATGGAGAAAGCTGGTGGGGCAGTAATGAAGGCGGCGGGAAGGACGGCCAAAGGAGCGGTAACGGGCTTAATGCCTAAAAAGGCACCTATAATTCCCAAGGCAGGGCTGATGCCAGATTTACAGCCCTTTGCCGAAGTGGTAGATATAGCCACCAGATCTGACGCTGCTCGAACCCTAGCCAACCTTCCTGGCATCAGGTCAATAACTGGCAAACTTAGTCCAAGCACCGTAGCTAAAACCACTGCTGAAAAAGCAAGTGCGGGCTACAATAGGCAGTTGGATGAAGTTAAGCAACGGGTCATAACCACTATGGCAGAGAAGGATAAACTAGGAAACCCGGAAGAAATCTGGGGTAAGATTAGCGGTAAGAAGGGGCATTTCGTATTAGAGACAGGCAACTTTGCCGGCAAGACGATGCAGGAAATAATGGAGAATGCCACAAAATACGAATCCTCAATGACTCCGGCACAGATGAAGTTTGTTGAAGTCTCAAGGCAAATCAGGGATGCTAAATCTGCTTTACTAGAGCGTAATGGTATTGAGATTGATAAACTTGACATACTTGAGGGCGGTGAGTATTTCGAGAGAATAATGTTTGGCCGCAAGATGGCTAACGGCCAGTATATTGAGATGGCTTATATTGGTGCGGGGCCGAAGGGATTTGGCGGCAAGCTGGTTGCTCAGAAGGAGCGGGTGTTTGCCACTCCTGAAATAGCGCAGAAAGAGGGATGGGACTACATTCCTCAGTGGGAGGCACAACGGCTCAGTGTGATTGGTGCATACAAATCAGTGGCGCAGAAACAGATGAGAGACTGGTTGCTAGAGAATACCTCTTGGCGTGTGACTGAGGTGGCCAGCCTAGTTAAAGCTAACAGCTTCCTCAACGAGGCGTTAAAGAAGACCTACCCGAAGAATTGGAAACAGCAAATAGAAGTATTTGAGCGGGATATGCCTGAAGTGGGCAGTAATCTCAAGTCAGCGATGGATATAAAGGACTGGAACAGCCGCTTTGCTGCGCTGAAGGGTGTTAAGGAACAACTCAGAACACTTACACCGAGCAAGACCGATGACCTATTCTGGGCAGCGGAAGGGCTAGCCCAAAAGCGAGTTAAGGCGGAGGATGCTCTTGAGGCGTTGCTACGCATAAAAGGGCAAGCGGCACGTTTGCCTACAGGGACTCTCAATGCCATCATTAAGATTATGCCCGAAGCTGAAATCAAGCTAAAAGGAGTAAACCGTCTTACCCTTCAAGACCTAATCAAGGCTGGCAAGGAAGCGGCAGAATATCCCAAAACACTACACCCTCCCACTAAGGACTTGTTAGCTAAACAAGAGGCAAGACTGGCAGAGGCTGTAGCCAAACATGCTGCCAATCCTACTGGCCCACTATTCCGTGAGGTGCAAGCTGCTAAACGGAAGGTGTCGTATACCAAGTATCGCATGAGCGAATATGCCAAGGCGAAGGAAGCAGCCGAGGCCGCTGTTCCTGGTGCGGCTTCGGGTATGGACAAACCTGGCGAGTACCGAACTCAACTTGATTATATTAAACAACCATTCCGTAGCGAGGATTTGTCGCTAGAACAAGTATATGATAAATCGGGGCAAAGAACCAACCAGATTTTAATTAACCAAACCCTAAAGGATGGTTCAAAGCGTGATATAGGGTTGGTAACAGCAGTGCCATTAGAGAATAAATTAGTAGTCACAGAACTGGGGGTGAACTGGCCCAAGTATACTGATGCTTCAGTAAACAAATCATTCCTTAATAAGTTATTCCTGAAGATAGGGAATGAGGCACAATCGCAAGGGAAAGATACCCTTGTCGTAATAGCGAGAAAGTCAGATACGTTGATGTATAAATCGGTGGGGTTCGACCAGGTTGCCGACCGAGGTATCTATGACAAGACGTTTAAGCTCATTCCAGAAAACACACAGATTTTTGAAAGGCATGTTGAGCAGGTGAGACAAGTCGGTGCTGTGCCGACGGAGAAGCCGCCTGGATGGGCTGAATTTAGCAAGTCTCCTGTTAGTATCCTCAAAGGTGAGCATTTTGATGCTATCAACGAACTGCTTGATGTACTGCGAGGTGCGCCTTACAAGGCTACCACTGCTGGTGGCAAGGTTGTTACCAAGTATAGGGGTGGCTTGATAAAGGAGTTCAGGGATAAGGAGTTAGAAGCAAAGGCTTTGAGGGCAGAGGTGGTTGCTAGTGCCCGAACTGTTCATGCTGGTAGAGGCGAGGCGGCGATTAACAAGCCTGGCTTTGCTGGCAGAATCTTTACCCTTCCCGAAGGGGGTGCTGGCACTGAAGCCCAAGACTTAGTCAAGACTATCACTGAAGCTCTTGACCCACAGTTTAGTAAGACATTGGGTCATATAAACAAGGTTAATTCTGTAATGAGGTTCTTCCAACTAGCGGGTGATGCCAGCGCATTTACCATTCAGCTTATCTTCCTGGCAGGGGCGAAGCCCTCAGTTTACAAGGATGTGGTGAAGGGGTTTGTTAAAGGGGTGCTTGACCCGGAGTATTCGGCCAAACTATTGAGCGAGTATGCCGACTTGCTAGCCAGGCATCGAGGCTTGATTATATCAAATAAAGGGGTCACGGAGGTCACTGAAGCGCTAGGGGCACAGGGGGTATTGTCAAAGCTTCCTGTGATTAAACAGATACTAACGCCGTTTGCCAGAGGATATGAAGGGGCCATTGATACTGCTGGTATCCAGCTAGCTAAGGCTTATGACCATCTGGGCACAGATGCCATGCGGCTAGCAGATGTAGATGATTTTATCAACGAGTTCAGAGGGCTAGCCTCCTCAGCAAAATTAGGCGTTAACCCTATATGGAGGCAGGTAGAGACGGCGGCATTACTAGCACCACAGTATAACAGAGCTATTGCCGCCTTGCTCTCAGATGTGGCCAAGGGTGGGTTGCGTGGCGACCTAGCCAGGGAGAGCTTGGCAAGAGGTGTAGCGGCCATTGCAGCTATGACGGTGGCAATCTCGGCGGCACGAGGAGAAAGTATTGACGAGATTGCAGAACATCTTGACCCTAAGTCGCCCAAGTTTATGACGTGGGACATAGGTGGTCAGAACATCGGCCCCGGCTCTAAGGTGAGAAGTCTTATTGTGATGTGGGCAAGAACAGCCAAAGACCCGGGAAAACTATGGGAACAAAGCATGGAGAATCCTAGCCTGGCATTTGTGAGAGGTAACTTATCGCCACTTGCCAGTGACTCGATAGACATTCTTACCGGCAAGAACTACGTAGGTGATCCCACAAGGGAAGGGCTGCTTAGTCTCACCAAAGAGATACTGGCTCCCGCCGTGTTGCCTCTATGGGTGCAGGAGATGGCGTTAGAAGAAGGGAATATAGAGGAGCGGGGGTTGAGGGCAGGGGCGCAGTTTGGAGGCATGAGAGCCTATGCCCAAACGCCATATCAAGAGATGGCAAAGCTGGCGCAGGAGCAGACGGGCAAGGCATGGGAGACTTTGCAGCCTTATGAGAAGGCCAGGCTTTATGTTCAACCCCAGATAAGAGAACTAATCATGCAGTTCAAAGACAAGGGCTTCGTGGACTCTATGAAGACCAAGTGGGAATACTACGATCAGCAACTAGCCAGAGACAGGGAACTTAGTGCAAAAAAGATTAGTGGCAATCAGTGGCGAGAGGAATACAGCGATGCAATGGGGCAACGAGCGGCCAAGCTAGACCAAATAGATGCTGATTTGGGGCGGATAAAGGTAGCACCAGCCGACCCCCAGGAAAGGGCTTTATCAGATTATTTCAAGTTGCAAGAAGCTTTCACGGACAAAGAGACTGGGCGGTTTCTTGTGGATCGGTGGGTAACAGCCAAAGAGCAATATCTGGCAAGGCTAGACCCTGCGCTGAGGAAATATGTTGAGGACAATGATTCTATCTATGAGACGCCGATGGTCAAGTTCTACAAGATGGTGCAACAGAAGTTGAAGCCCTATTGGGCGATAGAAGATCAGGCATGGGCAAAATACCCGTCAGCGCTGAAACGTATCTCTGATGAGATTGAGGTGTTAGAGAATGGTGAGGAGGTAGACCAGCGTAAGGCCAAGCAGATGCTTTATCAGAACCCCACAATTTTCTATGTGCGGAAGACAGTATTACAGGCGAAGAAGCAGATGTTACTCAGAGACCCAGAAATGTCGGCATATCTGAGGAGGTTCTACGGTTGATTGATGATAAGGGCTATCTCCGGTGCGATGGCTGTGGCAAGGTGCTAGGGAATAATCTCAATGGGCAAATTGATATTGTCTGTCCTCATTATGATTCTAAACTCAAGAGGCAATGCCATCGTTTCAATCGATTTTCTCTCCATGCCGAACTGCTTAGTGGGGCGTCAAACATAGATGGTATCCCATCAGTGTCAATACGGTATTGAAGGATGGTGAAATGTGGTTAAGAAAGTAAAAAAGGATGGTATTTATTTCAGGGGGGCGTGGGTTTCTAACGATGGCCGTAAGTTTGATTATCTTTTCAGGGGGTCTCATAGATTTAAGGGTGCTCTTAACGGTGAGATGATGGATATTTTCGACCAAGCGGTAGAGGAAATGAAGAAAGAATCTGTTTGGTCGATTAGTGGGGTATCGGCTATACTTATAATGTGTGTTCCTGATGGGGATAGATGGCATTGGGAGGTCATTCCAGCTTATTCACTTTATGAGGGAAGCCATAGTGATAAAGGGGGTATGCTAGCCCTACCATTGACATAAGGCACTTGACATATCATGTTATAATGGCAGAAAGGAGATTTAACGATGAAATGGAAAGGTGATCCTAGGGGGACACCCCCACCAGCCAGCACTGCAAAGCCACGGAGTCCTAGCCGGAATAATGTAAAACCGATTGCTGCCGCAATGGCACCTAAGCCTGTAGTGATAAGCCCCGAACATCAGAAAAAGAGAGTGGCTTATGCAATGAAGAATCCCACATACAAGCCTATACTGAAGAAACAGGCGGTGGCAGGGCGTGTGAAGGCATACAAATCTGCGCCCAAGTAACTTTGTTTAACAACTGAATAATTAGAGGCTACACGATAGCCCGCTTTTTGAAGTCCCTAGAGGACTCAGATGGCGGGCTATTTATTTAAGGGAGGGAGTCATGGACGGAAACGTTCAAACTGATGCGGCTTCTGAGGGAGCAGCATCACCAACACCAGCTTCTGCACCCATACAGGAGCAGGTAAAACAAGAAGCCCCGTTGACTGTGGAGGCGTTGCAGAAGATTCTTGCAGATGAGCGAGAAACGAGCAGACGGCTTATCCAGAGTGAAAAGGATCGGGCGCTGGCAGAAGTGCAACGAGCAAGGAATGAGACCGCACAACATGCTCAGAGGGCGAGGACTGCTGAGGGATCGTTGCAAAAAGTAAAGCAGCGATTCGAGGAAGACCCAGATACTCAGGAGAAGGTAAGGTTGGCCGAACTGGAGGCCAAAGAGCAGTTCAATGCTGAGCAGCAGCAGGGATGGGAGAAGCAGCAACAGGCGCAAGCGGTAGAGCGACAGTTCTACGAGGACATGGGGGAATCCCTGAAAACGCTAGGAGTCAATCTCAATGACAAGCGGATAGATTGGGCAGCCGGGGTGCCTGATTATAGACAACGAATGATGAAAATCATGGCATCAGCCAGCACTATTCTGAGACAGGATACCCAGGGCAAGGAGAAAAAGACGGAACAGGGGTGGAAGGAAGAAATAGCCCAACTTCGCAAGGACTTGGGTATTGACCGAACCGGGGAATCAAGCGGTCAAAAACCCACCAATAGCGATAAGGAGTTCTTGAAGAAGTGGGGCGATGGAGACATCCCTGCCACCAAGACAAACATGGATAGGGCCAACAAACTTTTAGGATAATCAAGGAGGAAACATGGCTTGGACAACTACGAGTCAACTTGCTGACTCGCTTGACGACATAAGGTCATCTGCAAGATCAGTTCGAGAATACGAAGGGCGAATGTCCCAGTTGGTGGAGAAGAAAACACTAGGAGAAGGTATTGGTCTATCTTGGCAGGAAATCACCTATACCCAGCTAACCGCTCAGGCAATCACGGAGACCACTGACCTGGACAATCCGCAGTCGCCCACTGATAGCCTGCTCACCATCACGCCATCGGTGGTAGGGCTGGAAACCTTCATCACAGATAGAGCGAGGGAGAGACTTAACAAGACAGGAGTAGCCCAGATAGGCAAGTTGGGGCAACAGGCGATGCAGAGGAAAAAGGACGAGGATGGACTTTCCCTCTTGGCCAGTGGTGCTACCACCTGTGAACCCGGGGCTGGTGTTACCCAAACCAGCGGCCATGTGGCTGCGGCCAAGTATAACATTAGCTCTAATGCTACAGAGCCAGCCAAACCGCCCTTCTACTGGGTAGCTCACGGCTTTCACCTGAAGGACATCTTTGATGAGCTGGTAGCTGGTGTAGGGAGTGCTGCTATTCCTGAAGGGATAACGGCACGGGTCTACCAGGATGGGTTTAAGTTGCCCATTGCCGGTGTAGAGGTCTATGAAGATGGCAACATTACCATTGATGGGAGTACGGATGCTACTGGTGGGGTGTTTGCCAAGGAAGCCATTGTACTAGTTCAGGGTAGAGCGCCCAAGGTAGTAACAGTGCGTAATGAGAGACGTGGTGGCGGTGGCGACCATGTGTATCACTACGATGAGTATGCCTATGGTGAGCGAAGTTCAGGGAACTGGCTGTACCGGATGAGAGCTGATGCGACTGCTCCCACAAGCTAGTGCGGCTTAAAAGCATGGTGACGAAGACACCTTAAAATCAGAAGGAGAATAGAATGGCGAATGTAGGATCAAAAGGCGAAGTAAGATACCTGGAAACCTTTGCAACCGACAGTATAGCAGGTGGCTCGGCTGGCGGTGATGGCTCGGCGGCTGATGGCATAGCATGGCTTGGGAGTGCAGATGCAGGGGGCACCCCTTTTGTAAGGGCTATGAATGCAGCCAGGGGACTCCATATAGCGGGGGCAACTGATGCCACCGACAATGACATGACGGAGTTTTGCGGCGACCAGCTCATGTTCTACGCACAGACGGGTCATTCAGAGGTAGAGATGCTGGTGCAGTTCGATGATGTGACAAATCTGGCGTTTAATTTCGGCTTCAACGATGATGTGCTGGATGCCAGCAATAGCTTGCCGATGGAACTAAGCACCGCCACATGGACATCCAACGCTGCGACTTTTGTGGGGCTTGTCTATGATGTGGATGCCACCAATGATGAACTTCATGCGACGTGGGTTGATGGCGACACAGATGCCACCAATGCAATTGCAACTCTGCGTTTCAACGGTATGGCTCCCACCAACGACCAATGGCTCTACATGAAGGTAGAGATAGACGACAGGGGTACGGGCAATGGTGCCAGGGCAACGTTCCTGGTGGTAGACCACAATGGCAGGAGTATGGAGAAGGTGTTTAACACCACCATAACCAGGACTACAGCATTGTGCTACTACTTCGGATTTGAGAATCGCTCTGCTAGTGCTCATCCCTGCCGGATCAAGCTCCCTGGGTGGGTGCAAAGCATAGCGTAACAACTTAGGGCCTTGACCGGCGAGCCTGGAATCACCGGTCACCAAGTTATCAAGTGCAGCCTTAGCTGCTAACTTAAGGAGAAGAAAATGGCAGTGAACGAACAAGCATGGAAGATAGGTTATAAGTGGACAAAGGGTGATGCTTCTAATCCTACCGGTGCAGTTGCGGTAGATACCACCAGCAAGGCGGTACACATTGCCGACATTGCGGACATAGCCACTGATTGGAACGTATCGGCAGACTCTCATCCCTCGGTCTATATCCACAGTGCGACCACCCCGGCAACGGATTATATCAAGATGTGGCATGATGCCACCGATGCCTATATCAACGGTGTTGGGGCGGCAACGCTTTACTTCCAGATAGCAGGTACGACCGAGATGGAGTTGGCGGCGGCGGCTCTCACCCTATCGGCACCTTTGACAGTAGGTGTTGATGATACAGGCTATGATGTAACTTTCTTTGGTGCTACCGCCAGCTCTAAAATGCTGTGGGATGAGAGCGACGACAGGCTGGAGTTTGACGGGGCGGACATTAACCTCCAGGACTCAGACATACTTCAGTTTGGTGATGCCCAGGATGTCGCTATAACTTGGAACGGGACTAATCTAACCATCAATCCCGTTGCCGACGATACCGGCATTCTCCTGGTGGGGACGGATACTACTCTTGGCATGGATGTCCGATTTTCCGGGGGGACTGCCAGTTGTTATCTCTTGTGGGACAATTCCGAGGATCAACTGGTGCTGACTCAAACTAACGCGGCTACAACCGGTGTGGAGAGAACGCTGGACATCAGCCAGACACATACGGCCATAGGGGCTTCAGCTGAGGCTCTCAGGTCAACCATTACTACCAATGTTGCCGGCGGCACTTTTATGAACGCCTTGTTTGGGAAGATCGACTTCCAGACGGCGGGTAAGGTTACGGGCCTGGCGGGTGTGATTTGCTCAGAGTTGACTATGGCAGAAGGCGCGGTATCGCAAGGCACATATTGCACCTTTGAGTCTGAAATCAATCTGCCTACCAGCTACAGCAGCTCAGTGCCGGTCATGGCGTTGCGCATGGAAGTGTGGGGGGCGCAGAAGGCCACTTTTGATACTTCTGGATACCTTTTTGAAATTGTCGGTTGCAGCAGCACCAACAATGGCTTCTGGTATGATGCCACCAACGGGACAACCGACGAGTGGATCAGGGTAAAGACTCCAAGCGGGAACAGGTGGCTCATGTTGTCGGACAGTCCTACTGAGGCATAAAGGAAAGGCTTCCGGGGGCTGAGCCTTTAATCAGCCCCCGGCTTTGAAGGAGGGTGTATGAAGGTAACCAACGGCGACATCTTTCGGGCCAGAGAGCCGCTGCAAAAGCTGATGGCGGAGAAGTTTCCTGTTATCACTAGTTACAAGCTGGCTAAGATGGCCAGCCAACTTCAGGAGCAGTTGAAGGTTATGGAGGATGTGCGGAACGGGTTGATAAAGAAGTACGGAACCAAAGATGAACGAGGCCGCTTTACTGTGCAACCTGAGAGTGAGAACTGGGCGAGGTTTGTTGAGGAGTTCGAGGAGCTTATGAGCCAGGAAGTAACAATAGTTTTTGAGAAGGTGAAACTGCCTCAGAAGATAGCTGCCACCTGTGACGCCTGCCACCATAATATGGACAAATCCTATGAGATCGAAGCACAAACCCTAATGGCGCTGGATAAGTTTATAGAGGTATAACATGGCGGAACATGAACTAGAACTAACGCTTACATGGGAAAATCAAAAAGCCTTTAAGATGACTGCAAAGGAGGATGGGGCAGGCTCACCAAAAATTACAATTCTTGAGATAGAAGAAGATGGGCACATAGCAGACCTGTGGCCGTTTTTACAGAGGGCATGTGAGACGTATTTCACGAAGCAGCTAGCTAAAATTGGCTTTGAGATGGAGAAACCATAGGTGCCAACTCTCCAAGTTGACAAGCCCAAGAAGATAATGCCGGTGGCCACTGTGGTTACAGGGGACGAAAAGGCGATGGCATTGCTTGAGGTCAATAGTCAAAGTCCTGGCAACAGGGGTATGCATCGTTACCAGATTATCTACGTTATCAGGGGTGACAGGGTGGCCGAGTTCCGTAGGGATATGGGCATGGCCAAGAAGTGGCGTGGGGTGCAATATCTGAATATCCCTAGTTACCTAGAGCACTCGGTAGACGAACTCATGGACATAGCTGACTATCTCAGGAGCGAACGGAAGATAGACCTCCATGAGTGGTTGCAACTCGACAACATGAAATTAGCATAGTAAGGAGAATGTGTTATGGCTGAAACTGAGGTTCTTGACCCGGAGAACGAAGCTTTAATTCAGGAGATGTTACGGGACGCCAAGCCAGAGGAGTTGCCCAGCGAGGTGTTCAAGGATAAGGTAGTACATCATGGGGATGCCAGTATGCCCGCACCGATGGTGCTGCGAGATCTAAAAAGCGCAGGATATGTGAGGGTGTGGGACACCAAGACCTTTGAGGAAATCCCGATTCTCTACTACATGCTGCCCAGCAAACTCAGGATTAAATATCCT